GGAAAACTTCGTTCTTGCCGAGCAGGCGGTTCGCCGTGGTCAAGTTGCAGGTCGCAACCCAACGGCCGCCTTCGATGTCACAGCCGTCCTGCGCCGAAGCAAGCAGAAGGTCGTTGAACCCCTTCTGAAGCGCCGCCGCCGCAGTGCCGCCGTTCGTGATCGCAGCGCTGCTGCCGTAGTTGGCAGTCTGGCGAAGCGCGTGACCCGTGATCGCAGCGTGGTGCTGGCGACCCTGAATCGACAGCTTGTCGGCGTAGCGGGCAGTGATGTCTTCGCCGCGTGCAGCGAACTCATCGATCTGCTTCAGCGTGAAGACGTTGAAGCCCCAACGGTAGATCGACGCCTGATAGGCAGCCGACGTGATGCGAAGGCCGCCCGGCGACGCGGGGGTGTCGTAGTCGACAGCCTGAATCGACTGCGCGCCCGTCGCCGACACCGTGCTGAAGTCACCGCCAGGCAGTGCGTCGTTCTCGGCGAAGTAGTGGTAGAAGCCCTGACGGGTCGGCACCTTGACGATGGGCGAAAGCTCCATCGACTGCGTGCCAGTTGCGCCGGTGCGGAATAGCGAGATCCGCTGAAGTACGCCGGGGCGAAGTGCGCCGGTGTTGACACCAGTTGACGGAAAAGCGAAGGCCATGATCTATCTCCGGTCGAAGAGCGCCCGCGAAGGCGCGGGTTGTGTTATGCTGCGATGAGGGGTTGGAAGCGAATCAGGCACTGCTCGGTCGGCGCGGCGTTCGTCAGGGCAAGCCCCCACAGCCAGTCGCCACTCGCCACGGCGACGTTGTTCTGCGACACGTAGGTGCCGGGTTCCGTGATGTCGATCAGCACGAACTCGCCCGCCGCGATGCTGCCGGTGTTGCTGACCTTCACCTGCACCGTGCAGCCGAGCATGTCGACGAACTCGACCGACGAACCGCCGATCAAGCCAGGGTAGGTCACGCCGTCTTCAGAAGGCCCGCCGACCGTGACAATCCCGTAGGGGGTGTCGGTGGTGGCAGTCGCCAACGTGACAGCGCCTTGCCCTGCCAGGTAGACGCCGAAGCCCTCGCAACCCGACAGGTCTTGCCCGATCGTGAAGATCGCGTTCGGCGTCTTGTAGGTGGTGTAGCCTAGTGCCATCGTCGACCCCTTCCGTTAGGCGGCGATGTAGGGCGCGAAGCGAAGCACGAACTGGCCGGACGCGGCGCAGTCGGTCAGGGCAACGCCCCACACGTAGGTCGTCGACGTCGGCGTGTTGTCGGCCTTGAAGGCGCCGTCAGCAGTCGCAGCGTCGACCTGAATGAAGTCGCCCGCGACGATCGCAGCGGTCGACGAAGCGGTCGCCTGCACGACGCAGCCGAGTGCGTCGACGAGCTCCAACGAAGACTGCGCGATGACGCCCTGCGCCTTCGTCGTGTTGTTCGTCGAAGCCCAAAAGAGGCCATCGACAGAACTGCAGCCGACGACGACAACGCCGTAGGGCAGCGAAGCCTGCGTCACCGCCAGGCTGACGACGCCCTGCGCCGACAGCTTCAGCGCGCAGCCTTCGCTGCCGGAAAGGTCTTGTGCGATCTTGTTGATCGCGTTCGGGGTCTTGTAGGAAAGGGTGCCAAGTGCCATGTCGTTTCTCCGTCAGTGTCCGCGTTAGCGGGTAGGTTACTTGCCGAGGCCAGAAGCGCGCCGCTCGCGAACGCTGTCAGGCATCCGGCTGTAGCGAATCCACGACGCAGCCTGCCAGTGCGCGATGCTCTCCTTGTCTGCCAGTTCGCAGATCCGATCCCACTGCTGGTCGTCGGTCAGCGCGTCGAAACTGCCGTAGTTCGTCAGGCACTCGGTCAGGTTGGCGTCAGCAGACGTGCGGGCGATAGGCGCCACCGTGCGGGCAGCGACAGGCGCGGCAGCAGCGGGTGCAGCCTTCGACCCACCGAGATCGGCAAGCAGAGCTTCGAACTTCGTGCCGCCCTGCAGGAAGGCGTCGGCAAGCATCGCCTCCGTCGCAGCCGACACCTTGCGGGCGCCGAGCCGCTGGCGAACCGACGACGCAGCGAAGGCGCGCTTCGCAGCCGCCAGTTCGCGCTTCAGTCTGCCGTTCTCTGACAGCAGCGCCTCATCTTCCTTCTTGACCATCTCGGCAGCCTTCTCCAACTCCGCAGCCGCTTCGGCGTCGGGCGCGTCGGCAAGGTCGGGGTCGCCGTCGTGCTCTGCCTTGTGCATGTCAGGGAACAGCTTCGCCATCAAAGCCTCGACCGCCGTGGCGTCAAGCCCGGCGTCGGCGCAGTAGGCCGCACAATCTTCCATCGTCATCGCGTTCATCTTGCCACCTTCGGAAAGGGCGACCCCCCGCATCTCTGCGACAGGCACCTGTTGAAACTTGATCTGCGGGATGGTCACGAATGACACCTCACCGATCGCGAACGGGTAGCCGGGCGCGCTGTCGCGCTCGGTGCTTGCCCACGCCCGAATGTTCGGGCTGACGTACGGCACTTCGCCAGCGTCGAACGCTTCGGCCCAGCGGGGTGACGTCAGGTCTAGACCACCGTAGATCATGCGCGGCGCAGGCTGCTTGATGCCGTAGCCTGCCGCCTCCGATGCCGTCAGCACCCGAATGCGTCGCAGGTAGCCTGCAGCCGTGCCGTTCTTGTCGTGCTCGATCGCCACAGCCGGGGCGAAGTCCGACAGCCACCGCTCCAACGATTCGACGGCGTCGTCGAACGTGAACTGCAGCTTGTCGGGGTCGGTTGCGTCAGCGTCGAAGCGCCACTCCATGCCGTGCGCGTAGATGACCCCTTCAGGAATCATCGACACCCATCGCAGGTCGCTGTCGTCGCCGAGGGCAACCGACTGCGTGCGGACTTTGTAGCGTGCAGATCTCATGCCCCCACTTCTGCACCCCTCCGATCCCCTTGCCTAGCCCCCTGTAGTGCGGTAGCGTGCCGCTAGTGGGCGAAGCAGCCCCCTACTAGCACCCGAACGGATCCCCTATGCTGACGCGCCGCCAACGCATGATCCTTGACGCCATCCGTGCAGCACACGCGGCAGGCTTCCACCCCTCACCCGCACGCCTTGCCGAACGCATCGAACTCGGCGGGCGCCAGGCGATGCGCGCCGACGTCGGGCGCCTGATCGTCGACGGCGAGATCGTCGGCGTCGTCGAAGCGCGCGGCAGTGCGCCGACGCAGTACCGCCTGCGCGACTGCAGCTGCCGCGACTGCAGCCCCGCCTAGTCGATCTTGCCGTAGATCACGAACCACCCGCACCGGCACCGCGACGCGCCACCCTCGCAGTCGGGGTCGGGCAACGGCGGGATCTCCACCGGGTCGCCGTCTTCGCTGACTAGGTTGATGCGAATGCCGTCGCGCTCGGCGCAGATGTCGCACCGCTTGCCGTCAGGGATCGACGACCGCACCGCTTCAGTCGGCATCAACCCTAGCGCCGCTGGCGTGTTCGCGTACTCGGCGACACGTGCCGCACCTTCGACCGTGTTGCGCGATTCCAACCCCGACGACAGCAGGCCTAGTGGGGTGATGCGCGATTCGAAGGCCTCCATCGCAGCGCCGCCCAAGATCGCACTTTCGACCTCGCCCTGCACGCGGTCCGCCATCACTTCGCCCGCCTTCTGCGTCATCGCCGCCGCCCGTGCGAACTGCTCGTCTGCACGTGCCGCCAGCGCCGCCTGACCGGCTGCCACGTTGTCGATGCTGATCGTCGCGATAGCACCCCCGCGCGCAGCCCGACGCGCCTCGTCTAGCACCGTCGCCGCAACGTCAGCGCGAAGGGCGCCTGCAGCCTCTGTCAGCGCCGTCTGGTACTCGACCGAGTACTGCTGCCAGATCCGGTCGCGCTCGCCCGACTGCCATCCGTCGGCAAGGCCTTCGATGACCGCTTCACGGTGCCGAGCGCTGATCGCTTCCAGCTTCATCGACAGTTCAAGATCAAGGTCGCGTCGACCCTCTGCCAGCGTCACCCACGCCACGACCTGCTCTTCGGGGCGCAGCGTGCGATACGTCACGAACTCGCGACCGTCAGCACCGACGACAAGCACCCCTTCAGGTTCGCCGTCTGCTAGGTCGCCCGTGCCGGTACCCATCGCCGCAAGCCGTGCCGCCCGTT